CTTCAATGATAACGTCCCCTACATAAGGTTGTAATGATTGTACATTGGAATTTTCTGTAAAATTCGTATCTAATTTCGGAGAAGTAGGAGTATTTGTATTACCTGCAGATGTTTCTCGATATTGATCAGAATCTCCGTTAGTTGCAGTGAATTGAGCTGTTATTCGAGAAACTGTAGGAACTGCATTATGATGTATGTTTGATTGTGCAGAAACAATACTGAAATAATAAATATCTGCAGTATTTCGTAAGCCTGAAGAATATGATGTAGGTGCATTGAGTAATGCAACAATTTCACCCACAATAGGCATACGTTTAAAATTGATATTAAGTGGCTTAGCAGTAATTACTGAAGTAGAAGTTTCTGGATCTTTAACAGCTATTGGATCTGAATTTAATATTTTTACTTCTATCCCATATAGTAGATTAGGGTTATCATCTGTATAAATAACCCTTAATACTTCTCCATACCTAATTTGCATATCTTAACTATCAGAAAATTCAGTATCAAATGGAGCTTTGCTCGTAGACAACGACGCAACTTTTTTATTGATTTCAGAATCAGCATTTGTTATTTCATCTAATTCACTCATTAATTGCCGTTTCTCTTCTTCAGATAACATCCAAGTAGCGCCGGTGTCTGTTTGAACTCGTTGATTGGTGGAAATTAAACGTTGAACGACCGCTGCCAATTTAACTAAATGTTCATCATTTTTCACACTTACTTCTAAATACTCTTTAATTAAAGGCACTAATACAGTTGCGTCGCCTACATTTTTAATCAAAGACTTGAGTTCGCCAATTAACATGTTAATTTGCCGGTCTTTTTTAGAGCTATTAGAATAAATATCTTTCATTAGCTCTGAAAACGTTTTTCCTTTGAAAAGTTCTACATTAAAATCCATATCTAATTTTAATATAAATACCTTACGATAAAAATTCTGATGTTTTTAAATATTTTTGGGGAATTGATGTAGTACCTGTTTGTTGAAATTGCAAATACATTGTAATATAAAGTTCTTTCAATATATTAACTACTCGCGTTATGTATTGCGTTTTAACTCCAGTACGATCTCGGATCATAATATACAATGCTTTTTTATTGAAGTTTTCAATCATCTCTCTGTTACGAAACAATTCTAACACAGAGTCTGCCACTGCAATATCCGATTGTCGTTTAAATAAAACAGGTAATTGTTTGTCGACTTTTTCGACAAAAATATCTATGAACTCTGAAAGTTCAGATTGAGTCTCATTTCGTACAACTTCATTAACGACATTTCTTGATATATCAATTGCGTCTGTAGTATCCGATGATTTTTGTTTGTCGTAATTTGCATTGCTCGCAGCAATCAAATAATTCAATACAGTTCTTGTAAAATACGAATATGCTTTCCCTAATGCTGGATTTGAATATTTATGAATTTTTTCATTTAGAAATGATATTACTTCTGATTTTACATCTTCGTACGGAACATCGAATTTATCAAATTTAAATGTACGTATAATATTTTCCGAAAGCTTTTCGAAAGCATATTTAATATGCTCGTCATATATACGATTTCTTTGTATACTATCTTCTGTTAAGTTATACAACAATATCGCTTCTTCAGTTTCTTGAGTGAAGTAATATCGATTATTGGTACTACTCTTGGCTTTTTTCATATTCTTTTAAAGTACGATCTAAATCTAATATGATTGTACGTATTGATTTATATATAATCCCTACTTCATCATCTGATTCAAATGTTCCGTTAATATCCAATTGTTTGAGTTCAATTTCTGCATCAATAAAAGTATCTCTCAGTGAATCTAAATTCGTTTGATATACTAAATTCAACCGAGTCAATTCATCTTCCATTTTTTCAACTTTAATTAATAAATTATATGTTACATATGCCAATGTCAAGCATAATACAACAAATGCCGCTAATACAAAATACATATTTTAAATTATTTAAACATATCATCAAAAATATTCTTCAATTTGCTATCAACAACAGGATCGTTAACTGTAGCCTTTGTTGCTTTTTTAGCAGGCGTTTCTGCAGTTACATGAGATCTAGATTCAATTAACGTAGCCAAATGATCGGCGTGATGAATTAAAATCGGCAAATTTGTTTTAAGCGAAAATTCCGGTAGCCCGGGCATTAAATAAGATTCATTTCCTTTACCATACAACCCATCATGTAATTTAATTGCTAAATACTCTGCTTCAGAAAAAGGCACATTGAATTCTTGTAGAAGAAATATACTACGATCGGGCACTTTCATGAAGTGGAGAGAAGGATTGATTTTGTAAATTTGTCCTTTTTTAACTTGCCAATCTTGATCATTTGGAATGTAATATTCTTCTTCAGAAGATCCTAATTTTCCTAAATCGTGATTTAAGGCAGCAAATACAACTTCTTCGAGAGTACAATCATCTAAAGGAGCATTTAAACGAGTCCAAACATCATACAATGATATAGCAGTTTCTACTACACGATTTACGTGATCGATATACCCGCCCGGAAAGCAATTATGCCTTGTGTTATGAGACGAAGCCGGTGCAGTGCACAGTTTTTCACTAAACGTCTCATACATACTCAACAATTTAGATGCCCTAGGCTCTGAAATGTATTTTGTAATAAAGTTGGTAAATTTTTCGTAATTCTGTTCTATAACTTTTACATCCATATACTTATTCAATTATTTGATCGATAATACCATATTCCAATGCTTTTTCTGCAGACATATAAAAATCTTTTCTACATGCTTTACGCCAAAACGTTTCATCTTGTTTAGTACGTTGTGCCATAATTTTATAAAAATCTTCTTCTAATTGATCGATATGATCTGCATTAGCTTTGATGTCGGCAGTTTTTCCATAAATTTCTGCAGAAGCTTCGTGAATCATTATTGTTGTATTTTTAGAAGCAGCTCGTATACCAGTTCCGCAGCACAATATCATTGCTCCTGCAGACATAGCTCGACCGCGCGCAATAACATTTACAGGAACTGATAATGACGCCATAAAGTCTATAATTCCTAATGCTTCATATACATCTCCTCCATTTGTATTAATTAGCAAATTAATAGGATCTGATGCATTATCAAAGGGACGTTCCCGAAGAATAAGTCTAATTTTTGCTATGATGTCAAATAAATTCCCTAACTGAATATCGCCGTGAAGATATATAATAGAATTACGTATATCTAATCCGTAATCAATTTCATCAAATATTGATTCCATTTTTGGATCTATAGCTGATACTTTTTTTCTAGTATTTTTGGTTGCCCCTGGACCATCTTCGTAAATGTTTTTTCTGATACTCATAAATTTATTATTGTTAATGATATAATTAAAATTATTATTATTATTATTATTATTTATACTATATTTATTAAATTAATATAATATAATTAATTTCTTTCAATGAATCAACCTTTTCTTAAAGTAATTTTTTCAAATCCCTGTTTGCTTTATTTAAAAGCTTCGTAATTTCTGAACGTTTAGTTTTTCTAGTCTCTTGAAATAACTGTGCTTTAAACTCTTTAATGATTGTACCTAAACGCATTCGTTCAGTTTCTTTTTCAATTTTAGATAATTTCTTTTTCGAAGAAGTATCTTTTACTTCAATTATAGTAACAGGTAATGTACCTTTCAATTCAGGCTGTTCAACGCCTTTATGGTAAACTGTACCATCTATATCAACGAAACATTTCATCATTATCCAGCCCCTAGGTTTGTTTGATTTCTCTTCAACTTTTCGAACTGGCGAGTCGGATAACGAAGCCGTACATCTCCAACATAATGCAGCAGTTGCTTCTTTTGAAACTTTGACGTAGTTACTACAAATACGATTTTTGAAATACTTACCGCCTGGTTCTGAGTTTTGGCAAAGTAATAATTGATAGTTTGACATAAATTTAAATTTAAATTGCGCTAATATGATATGTTTGTGAGCCCTGATTCTTTTTTCTTTGAGAGGACTGGTCTAGATTAATTTGTACGGAATTTTCTTCATCGTGCACAATCGGTGTACTGGTACTTATATAAGTACCCTTTGTTTGGTCGATCGATGGTTTACGGGGTGTTTTCGTATGATTTTCCGGGTCAAATTCAAGGTCTTTTACGATTGGATTCGTGAGTGAGTTATACACTACTATCATACAAATGGCTAGTGGATCGATTACAAACAATAAAACAATTATTAATATATTAACAAGTGTATCAATAGGAATATTAAAAGTAGCTGCTATAAATGACATTGCTCCTAATTCTGATGATTGTTGATTTTGAAGGTTGGCATTCGTAATTGCAATATTCATTGTTGTAATTGAGTCCATAACAACAATTTTACTACGATTTAGCGAATCGATATCGTAATTCAATTCATTAATTTGTTTTGTTGTAGTCGCTAATGCATTGTCAACGGATCGAGTCGACCTATTCAAACCTACTAATTTATCAGATCTGGATTCTTGTGTGGAACGAAAATCTTGCAATGTAGATAATTGATTTAATTTACCTGACAATTGAGTGTCTATGTTTTTCAAAGTTGATTCGAAATAAACGATTTTCGTTTCAAATTGACTCACTCCAGAGTTGGCAATTTCTGTTTTTATTTTCGTTTTTTGATATGCTCCTATTAAAGAACCGTAAATTCCAAATGAAGTAATCATTGCAATAATTACCAAAGCAGAAGTTAAATATACACGTATAATTTTATTAACGTTGTTCCAGTAAGAGTGTAAATACGAAGCTAAAACCAATTTAGAAGCTTCGAGCAAAGACGCTATTACAAATACTTGCAATTCTGCGCCGGCGAACAAACTAGTTAAGCCGATTACCGAAAATATAGCTCCACTAATTTCTAATCCTATTGCAAGTATTAATACGCTTGCAATAATAATTTTTTTATTCACTTGGTTCCAATCCTAATCGATTTGATATAACCTCAAGTTCTTTTGTAATTTGATTAATTAAATTGATAGCTTGTTCGCCCGAAACACTTTTCTGCTCGATCATTCTAGTTAATGAATTAAGCTTCGTGATTTGTGCATCTAATTTGTTAATTGTGTGTTCTTTACCTCTCATATCTTTTTTAATATAAATACCGTTAATGTTAATAAGTTAATTTTTATTGTAAAGCTGCCTGTACTTCAAAAGTGCTAATTCTTTAGCTTTGGCTTCAATCATAATGTCTACTTCTATTCCAAAAGTATCAATGAAGTTATGAATATAATCAGAATGTGCTCTAGGATTGATTGAATTATTATTTTCGTGTAAAGATTTAGATTCGGAATAATGAATTGCTGGTTTAATTCCTCCCCATGTGCTACATGCTAATTGCAAGGCATCTTTAGCAGACATATCTCCTGTATTAAATGTATAATGATGTAAGTCAAATACTATAGGTATGTTTACCTTTTCATGTACTAACTTATGTAAATCCAATACAGAAAACATTGTTGCTTTATCGTCATTTTCAATGGTTAAACGAGTTTTAACTCCTTCTGAAAGTCTATCAAAATTCTTACACCATGTTTCGGCAGCAGATTGTTTGTTTCCATATGTAGCACCTACATGTATATTAATTTTATTAAATGGTGTACGAGATACGCCCATTAAATCAAATACCAATGCATGCATTTCCAAATCTTTGATAGTATTAATTACTACTTCTTCTTTAGGCGAAGCAAGTAAATTAAACGGGCCTGGATGAGTAGATATTCTCATATTGTGTTTGGTAGCAAAATCACCGCATCTACGCAATACAGTGGCAATTTCTTCAAATTCGGGGAATTTACGTACATCTACTTTGTTACCCCAAGGGAATAAATCACTACCTAAACGAAATACGTAAATGTCATTTTCTAAATTCCATTGGAGGATTTTTTCTAAATCAAGTGAATTCAACAATGCTAATTTAGAGGCATGTTCAATACCTTTTTCTTTTAGAGTACTGGCACGCATAGCTCGTCCAGTTAAAATGTTACGTTTACCCAGCGTAACATTAATACACGCATAACCTAAATTTTTCATATTTTATTTATTTACATAAATGTAAGTATTTTCTTTTGAAAAAACAAACATTTCATTCACCAGTTACTTCTTCAAATTCAACTGAATCTATCAGTTGACAGAAGTAAATATAACCTTTGTATTCCAAAGGATGTAATTCATTAAAATGCATTTTCATCCCATCTAAATCTTTTATATTAGATATATCAAATGAATGTTTAACAACATACATATTGTTCTCTCTATCATATACAACAGACTTCAGTATTTGATATGATTTAGTTATCATGTAATTTAGTGGAATTTCCTACAACTTTATAAATAGAAAAATATTTTAAAAACTTAAATTTCTCGGAAAGTGCCGGAGTACAAATTTGTACTTTCGATAAAACTATACCATCATAATAAAATTCTTTAATTAACGTTTCTATCGCTTCCTCAGAAGTACTATTTATTAGAAGTATTTTATCTAAAGTTTGTACGTATGCTAAATCTTTAGTTTGGGATGATTCATGTTCTTCAATAACTTCCTTGCAAGGCAACAATTCTTCATCAAAAAATAAGTCATATAATAATAATAATCGTTCATCTTCAGGTAGACTGTTGAAAAATTCAAAATCTGACTCTCGTATATACTTGTCGCTGAAATCCATAGTCATTTTTATATAATTATTTACTTATGAAAAAGGTTACGTCCCCATCGATATAATCTGAATACATACAAGTTTTTTGATATTTACTTGTTAAATACTCACACCACGTGCCGATATTATGTATGTGTAAAGTTTGTAGTTCTTCATTACTAAGTCCTTCCGGGGCTTTGAACATTAAATTAAATGCAATTCCAAGTTTACAAACTTCAAACATCTTATCAATGAAATTTCTAGAATATGTATCCATGTTTGCATTTATTGATTGGTTGAAAACGGCAGATGCAACTACCCAATCAAATGATTCTGGAACAAACTCGTTTTGTAAAAATTCCGCAGTTTCAAACTTGTCTTGCCCGTATTTTGTTTTGGCCAAATTGATTAAATTTTCATTGTAATCAATTCCTTTGTAATTGATATTTGGATTGATTTGAGTAAGTAATTGATACAAATCGCCTCGACCGCAGCCTACATCTAATATGGAATGTTGTATTGAATAAAAATTCAACAATGTTCGAAATGCAAGCAACTGTTCTTCCTCCGAGAACCAACCAGAAATTTCTGGAGCAGTATATAAATAATCTGCGTTAGCTTCTTGGAACTCTTTTGAGTTTTCGACATTCACAGTAAATTCCTCTCGCAAATACGAGTCTGGCGATTCGGATATTTCTGTTACCTCAGGCGTTTTGTCGACATAGGTTTCGGAAGTAAATACTACTTTTGATGTTTGTGACTCCATGTTGGAGCGGTCTTCTGATTGTTTGTTGTTTTTGTTAAACAATGATTTAATGATATTCATTATATTTTTTATTTTTACGTGATTCGATTCTCGCTAATTTATCTTCAAGCGTTTGTCCTTCTATACGAAGGGGATGTGTACGAAGCAAATTCTGATTGGTCTTGACTACGGATGCTGCGAGTTCCCAAGCTTTTTCAATTGAATTAGTAGGATTAAAATACAATTCTTGTAATACATCAATTGTTGATAAGTCTTGTTGCTCTTGTATAACTGTAAATTTGTTATTGCGTTTACAAATAAACGCTTTCGGGTACATTTTATGTACAATTTTACGAAATTTTTCGATTTTAGGATTTGATGTAGACTTCATTAAAATTTAAGTTGTAAATCGGCGTCATTTAATTTTTTAATTGCATTGTTAGCTTCAAATTTGCTTTCGTAAGTACTGAAAATTTTTCCACTCAATTTAATTGCCCAGGAAATTTTCTTTGTACATTCATCTCTGATCGGTATTAGTTGATACTTCATTTATAATACTTAATTTATATAAATATAAGATATTCTGTTGTAGAAGCCAAAATTAATCTTCAACAATTTTAATGTTAGCCCACCGTTCGGTATCTTTCACACCAACAAACGGTATTATAGTATTAGTAGTATGATCAACGACTACATAAACCCATCTGTTTACATCATGCTTGTTCTTCGACAGTTTAATTATCTCGCACTTACGAAGAACTCCTAAAAACTCAACATCAACTACATCGCCTATTTTCCATTTAGGTTTCTTCATAACAGGTTTCGGCAAGTCCGAATTTCTTCTTCCCATATGTATTAAGCTTTATACTGTTTTTTAATAACAAGATACCCTATTTTATACGGGTGGTTACTTATATCATTATCAATTTCTAATACATCTTCTCCATTTTCCGTTTCATATACCGAAGCAATATCATATCCAACATCAATGTAATGAGCTGCAATAAAACGTTCTTCAGGATGAAATAACATGAATTCGCCTGATTCTGTATCATCGTTATTGACTTTGACAAGTTGATGTGAATATTGTTCGTAAAATTTAGTTTTTGAAATCATATTGTTCTTTTTTTACCGTGAATTGCTTTTATTGTCGGGAAACGTAAGCTCCAATTGCCCGATTGATTTTGTGTTTCTTGAAAATATTTTACTGTTATAATTTGATTTAAAATTTCTGTTGGGTTATTTTTGTAATATTCGCGTTGCTCGATTGTAAATCCAGACCCTACGGATACTTTATTACCTCGATGCTCGATTACTACATTGGACAATACTTCTTTCGTTACCTCTAACCCGTTTTCAATCATCCTGAAAGGTCCGAATTCCACATCAATAACTTCATATTCTGCATCTTTAAATGATTTACATTTAAGCATATTTTTACTACGCTTGCCTTCATATGCAACATTTCTACGAAGAATTAATCCTTCCCACCCATTTGAATCTGCTTCTTGTAGTAGCGATTGTAAGTGCGCATCGTCATTAATAATTGTTTGTTTACAAACACTTAAATGACTTGAATTTGCATCAATTACTTGATGTAATCTTGCAAGACGCTCTGAATAAATAGCTTTGCTTTTCTTTTGCTGGAAATCACTTAAAGTTAAATAATCGAATATCAAATACTTAGGATTTTTTATAGTGTGATTTTTCCTACGTATTTCCTTCATTATGCCGGAAAAATCTTCATTGCCATTCTTGTCCATCAAACAAATTTCTCCGTCAAATACAACATTGGTAAGGCCAATTTGTTTAATTGCAAATTCGATTATTGACAAAGTACCGAATTGATTGCCTTGCCGTGACCAACAAGTTACTCCGCCATTTTCATCTACAATTGTCAGGCATCGTACTCCGTCGAGTTTACGACTTGAATACCAAGATGAATTGGTAATGTCCACGGACACTTTATCGAAATCTGTTGCTAATGCAACTTCGAATGTGGGAATTAATCCAGGAACTACTTTATTAATTAAAGTATCTCCCATCCTAATTTCTAAATCTTTGCCTAAAATCTTGTATATTAAATCTTTGTACTCCTCATTTTTATAACAAAAATCATTTACAGAATTGATTGCTTTATGCCCAGTAACTTCACGTAAACGTAGGCAATCCAACATTTCGAATAAATCATTGAATTCATATAATACACCTAAATCTTCTGTATAATACTTTTCTAAAGTATCAGGTGTTACGAAATACTGATAATAAGGATTGTATGTATAAAAAAGAATTTTTTGTATAAAGTCACTTTGATCGGTCGGAGCTTTGTTGCAAAACTGGTCTAATATTTTTACTTTGTCATTAGTGCTGTTAGTTGCATTTAATGCACTAACTAACTTTTCTAGTAAACTGAATTGTTTCATAATAAATGTTTTTATTATTTAGGTTGAATAATCACTCCATTGGAATAATTAGCTATTAGAAAATGTTTTCTAATTATTGTTCCATATTCTGTTGTTTCAAAATGTTGAATGTCATTATAACTTTCCTCAACAGGAAGTATTGTTGAAGAGGTTAGAATTTCTTTATAAAAATCTATTTCAAAAAGTATTCTTGAATAAGATTGAGTGTTTTGCATTAAAAAATCATTTATAAATTCAGAATTTTCAAATTTTTTAAAAAACTCTTTTCTTGACTCAAATAGAAATTCTTTTCTTTTTTGAAGTTCAACTATCTTAGCTTCAATTTCTTGTTTACCTTCTTCTGTTAAATAGATTCCTTTCATTCCTACTTCTTTTTAAATTGTTTGATGTATTCTATTAAATCAAGTATGGGATACGTTAAAAACGCTAAAGCAGAAATTCCTAATGCTGTATATTCTTTTATTAAATCCATGACTTATTTCTTTTTATATTGTTCTTTCCAAACTAAAAATATGTCTGATATATTGCTTGTATAATTAAAATTAATTTTAATTAACCATTCTGCAAATTGCTTCATATTTTCGGCAGTATACATTTTTTCTTGTAATATTTTCATTACATTAGAAGTAGCTAATGCTTGATTTATTATACCTTGTTCGTTAGCTGCAAGTCCTATTGCTTGATATACTAAATCTTCAATATTTTATGATTTTTTATTATCTTGTATGGTCTGCTGCATTTCATATAGCTTCTCAACCCGAAAACAAGCCTCTACTAACTTCTCTCTGATTCCAATATTTTTATCAAGATCTTTGTAATCAAAACAACTACCCCATATAGCGTTAGCTAAATCTTTAGGAGGATAATAATCATCAGGTATTTGCCCATCGCCTTCAACAGTTTCTTGTTTAGGTTTCTGAGTATCAATAACTTCATTAGCATTCATTAAAAATACTTCTCTTTGTTTAGATTCTTCTTGTGGAATAATGATTTCATAAACAAACTTTTTATTTGAATGAAATATTTCACCGCTGCCGTTATTATTGTCATCATAAACAACAACTCGTTCAGTCACAACCTCCTCACAACTTGGATTTTTAACAAACCATTCTAAAAATGTATCATCAATTTTTTGAACTTCATCTTTGATTAAATCTTGGTCTGTCGTTAGAATGATTTTTTTAAGGTTGTCAGTATTTAATTTTACTAAATATTGAATTATTTCCCCAGTTTTGTATATACACCAATCACCTTCTTTAATTTCTTCATCAGATGTGATGTAGATGTTAAATGATTTGTAGTTTTTAGTATCAAATTGAATAAAAGGCTCTACTGATAAGTAATAATCTTTTTCATAAGCTAAATGCAACCTACTTGGTTTATCTGTAGGTATTAAGTGTAAATTTTTCATAATTTCTCTTCGTTATAAAGCTTTGCAAAATCTGATACTGCAATGAACACTGCTTCTTTTTCTGTTTTCTGTTTATCACTGTCTATTATAATATTACCACCTCCAAAATCATGTTTTTGAAACAGTATTGCCATATCAGTAAAAACACATCTTGAATGTTCCTCATGTGTATAAGAATATTTTCTATACCCTAGAGTACCACAAATAAACTCGACTGCTTCCATAATCCAATTCCAATCTGAATGAAATTTTAAATCTCCGATTAACCAGCCTGAACCACCATCGTTAGAAAATAACTTCTCATCGAATATATCAAAAGATAAGTTAAGTTCATTTTCTTGTAATACCCAAGAATTAACTCCCATCATTTCTTTTGTACAAGCACCAAGCATCAAAGATATTTCCTTATTACGCTCTTGTATTTCTTGTTGTGTCATATCAAACCAATTAAAAATGATATTACTTCTAGCCAACCTATAATTCCAAATATTATATATGGAATTCTGTAATCATCCCAATCAGGTTTTTCAAACAGAAAAATTATTTTTAATGCTTTTATCATATTTATTTTCTAATATACATAAAGATATGATGAATCTTTCGAAGATCCTAATCATTTCGGAAACTTTTCGCATCGATACTCAATGCGTTACGTAACTACTTGATTATCAATGAGATAAAATTAAGTGGGCCTAACAGGACTCGAACCTGTAACCTTCTCGTTATGAGCGAGCTGCGCTAACCATTGCGCCATAGGCCCTAAAGTTCCCCAGAACACAGCTATTTCTGAGTAGTCATATCGGTTTGTTTCCTATTGAAAAAGCCTGCTGGGCGTCCCCGTTGAAAAAAGTCAGACTACTGGGCTCGATTGTCATTTCGATTGGTTCCCACGAATCGGCATTCCGCTGTCCGATTTGAGCGAGTCCATTGTTAAATGAGTCTTGGACCAAAGACTGCTGAGTGCTGTTGACTCATTGCGATTAGGGCCGGACTCGAACCGGATACCGTTCTAGACGGATTAGACCACCATATAACGTCTCGTGCCCAATTGTTTATGGACCGTGGTGTTTTTTGGACTCAGGAACCATCCCTCATTACGCCCACCTAATCACATGAGGACTGGTTACCCTCATTGTACCGTTTACCCGGTTGACTGTGTCGTTTGTTCACGCCTTACACGTATGCAATACAGTGACTGGTTGTTCACTTAATGTTCACTACCAAACGACTTGTCTTGTGAATCATTAAGACCGGTGTAGTCAGGACAGGACTCGAACCTGTATGATAACTTATGAGCAGTCTTTAAACGGGGTTTTTCGAGGTTACTCTACGTTATCTTTACTATTAACCTTTATTCATGCGTCTACCGCGAGGATGGACACCACCCTCCCTTCCGCCACCTGACTAATGAAAGTTATTAAGTTTTTTGAATAGGACTTTACTTTCAAATATACTTACGAGTTGCCGGGATAGGACTCGAACCTATACCGAGGGATTTCTCCGACACGTTCAAAGCGTGCTGCCCTGCCAATTAGGCGACCCTGCAATTTAGATTCTCTTGTTTAGGGTAGGTGGGACGTCGTCACCTTTAGCCTAAACCTCTATGCCATCACTTTCTTTAAGAGTGAGAATCTTGGTAGCGGGAGCAGGATTCGAACCTGCGACCTCTTGGTTATGAGCCAAGTGAGCTGACCAACTGCTCCATCCCGCTGTATTTTGTATCGCGTATGGGATTCGAACCCATGATCTTCTCCGTGAAAGGGAGATGTCCTAGACCAGCTAGACGAACGCGACTTTTTGTTTTACAGGAAGTTTGTAAATTAAAATCTACTAACTCGTTTTGCCAATGCTCGTTTCGAAAGGACTTTATTCATTCCTTTTTCGCGAGCCTGATCGATGTTGAGTTTTTCATACTCCATTGCAAAATTAACGGTTGCATTGAAAAGAACTCTTTCAGCTGAGGTAAATTCTACTTTCATCCTTCATTTTTTAATATACATAAATATATGATGAATGTTTCGAAAATCCTAATCTTTTTTAAAGATTTTCTTATTGAGTATCAAGGAGTTATATAACCTATTAATACTCAATAAGAAAGTTCTTAAAATTAATGTATTGATACTCAATATACTAAGCAATTACTAACGTATACTAACGTATACAGTCGATTTATTATCGATTAATAAAGTATATACTGTCTTAGATAATCGACTGTATACGTTAGTTAAAACGGCAATTCCATATGTATGGGCTCCATTACCTTTTTTTCCAAATTGGAAAGAGTATTGACTATCTTATTAATAGCTTGCTTTTTGAAGCGAAGTCTCCGAATATGTAATTCCCGTTTGAAATTTTGCTCGCACCACAATCTTTCGGAATCCGACAGCGATACATCATACCCAGTTACTGTATTAATTACTCTCAATCGATTTTTCTCTAAAAACAAATAAATGGTAGTAGAATCGTTGAATTCAACTAAACATTCAAATGTAACAGGATCAAACATCAAAGTTGCATTTTTGGAATGTATAACGTAATTCCAAATTCGTATAGCAGTAGCTACTTCATCAGAGCAATTGACTGGACGTTTAACTTTTGCTGTATTGTGTGTAGTGCCTGAATTGCGTAAATACCAAATACGTAATTTACGATACGATCTATTGAAGTAAGTTTTTATTTTATGCATTTTTATTCGTCTTCGTTGAATTCATATAATACACCTTCATCTTCATAAGAAGTCACTTCTTCGGCTACATCATCGTCCGATGTAACAAACTCTTCCATTTCTACTTCAGTAATAGGAGCAGTAATCATAGATGAATTGATTCCGTGTTTATCGCAATACATTTTCGTTAAACGAGTATCAATTGTATGATTGAAATCTTGATCAACATACATTTCATAGTAAATTTTACCATCTTCGCCTGCTACATCGTAAAGATATGTTTTACCGACAGGTTTGATGTTGCAAACTGTTCCGACTAAATTTCGTCTGCCAATTTTCATGACAACGACTTGTTTACTCGTAAGCCGTGGACTAATTGTTTTGGTACTCATATACATCTAAAATTCTAGATTGTGCAATTGATTTGATCTCATATGTTATTTCTGCTAGATTTTCAAATTTCTGCGAAATAACAATTTCAACTTCGGTAGGCGACATCGCTTTAACCAAATAAGTTTCTGTTTTTCTTTTTGTTTTTCCGTTATCATCTTCAAAAGATAATTGGATTCTAGTTGTGTAATACATCATCATAATTATTTGAGTTTTGAAATTATATACATTAATTTAATTAATTCATTTGTAGTAACAAAAG